CAGCCTTTAGCGTTTCTACTTCCACATTATGCTTGGCTATAAGGCGCTCTAACTGTTGCTCGAGCGCCCTAACTTTTTGGCGTGTTTTGCCGTAAAGTACCAAATAGTCCACCTCTGTCTTATTTGCTAGCATTGGCCTTCTCCTCTCTCTTCTTAGCCATATGGCGGCGCTTCTGCTCTCTAACTCTGTTCATGTATAACTCGGCGTTATAAATGCGGCTTTGCATAACTTCTATTTCCGTTAAGTGGCTACGCGTTAAATAGTTCAAGTCCTCGGCCAACTCATGCGCACGCTTTGCCCATGTCATTTTAGTGTCTTCGCATTCGCGCAGTTTTGCTTTAAAGTCTAGGACCTCTAATTGCAGAGCGTGTGCCTTACGGCTCTCTTCCTTATACATTCCTTTTAGCCCCTTAATATGTGCAATTTGTGCTTTAATTGTGCCAATACTAATAACACCGGCTAAGCCTAGTGCAGTGTAAAATAAGTAAATCATATGTCGGTCGTTTTAATTCTATACTGGTAGCCTACATAACTTTTAGCCGCATCCTCGCCGCTTCTAAACATTTCGGCAAAGTAGTGACCGCCCCAACAAGGACCGCCTGCCGCATTGTAAGCCTCGGCTATGCAGTCGGCCTCCTCTTGTAGTCGTTTTTCGCACAGCTTTACAGCTGCTTTAATAGCGTCGCTCGCGTTGGCCCTGCCTCCGTGGCGCTCTGTAAACTCGTAATGCTCTACTAAGTGCAACAAGTCTAAAATGGTGTTTTCTAGTGGTGTATTCATGTTATTTTATTTTGCCTTTGTACATGCGCTTAATCTCCTTGCGCTGGTGTTTAATCGCCTCGTTAAACCCTTCTATAAATTGGTCGCGCTCGAACTGGTAGGGCGTCGCCTCTGGTAAATTCTGGTAGTGTTTAACTGTCTGCTTAAGGCAGTGGGCGCCGTACATTACTGCAATAGTAATTGGGGTGCCAATGATTAGGTAAATTAAGTCTAGTGCCATAGTGGTATAGTTAAGGGGGCGGTTAGGCCCCCGTGGTTTGTTGTTTGTTATAAAGCCAGTCAATAAAATTGCTAGAATAAGGGTCCAGTGAAGGTGTTAAAGTTTCGCTAATTACCGTAAGCCCGTCAAAAATTGGCTGCGCATCCTTTGCAAAACGGTTAACAAATTTGCCCTTATAAACTATTTCTTTCTTGTGCATAGTGTAACCCTTAGCCGCTAATGTGGCAGCCTTTTTAGGAACAGAAACAAAGCCGCCGTCTAGCAAACGAAAACAATAGCCAAATTTCCCATAAAACGGGCTTTGTGCGCAAATCTCTCCAGCCTCATTAATCAAAACGCTACATACTGAATTAACAATGCAAAAACCATTCTCTAGCATTTCTAGCCCAAGGTCGCGCCTTTGCTCCGCCTCCCTTCTCGTTAATGAGTCAGCAGCTTGGTGGTAAGGATTGCCCCAACTATAATCGTCTTGACAATTAAAATACCTTTCCATTCTCTCATCATTACGCTGGTTAAGTTCGTCCATTGTTTGCTTGTAAGCGGCTAATATGTTTGCGCGCTTAGCTTCTTTAGTTAGTTCTAGTGTCTGCATAGTGTTAGTATTATGTGAATGCAAACAAAGCACATAGTTTGCACATAAGCAAGCACTTTGTAAAAAAAATTAAAAAAAGTTTAAAAAAATAAAACCCCCAAGCATTACCAAGGGGGCCTAACATGAAAACAGAATGCTAGAAACTAACAAACTAGCACACAAATATACTACTCTAGTACCTTTTCTATTGCCCTTATTATTTGCAGTGTCTTAGGCTCGCGCTTTTCCCACTTAGTTAGCAGGCCTCTGCTTATGCCCACCTCTTCGCAAACTTGGTTTAGGCTTATGCCTTTTTCTATGCAGCGCTTACGCCACTTTACTACTAGGTTCTCGTCATTCATTGTGCAAATTTATGAAATAGTTTGTATTTTTGTAAACATGAAAACAGAACACATTTTAAGTAAGTCACGACTGGACCTAATTAACAAGGCCCCAAGCCTCTATAAACGCAAGTATATAGACGGCGTTAATGAGCAACTAGAAACCCCTGCACTAGTGTTAGGCAAGGCACTGCACTGCCGAGTTTTTGAGCCAGCCGAATGGGGTAGGCGTTACACCATAGCGCCAGACATTGACCGCAGAACCAAAGAGGGAAAAGAACGCTGGGCCGAGTTCCAGCAAAAGTCCGAAGGCTTAACAGTTGTAACGCGTGAGCAAGACGATGCTATAGAGCGAATGAATAGCGCCGTTTATAAGCACCCTGCTGCGGCCTATTTGCTTGGATTAAAAGGTACCAGTGAAATTATGGTTAACTGGGTAGACGAGGTTAGCGGCATTCCCTGCCGTGGCATTTTTGACCGCCTTACTACCAGCGCTATTATAATGGACCTTAAAACCACAGACGACGCTAGCCCTAAAGGCTTTGCTAGAAGTTGCCATAAGTACCGCTACTATGTGCAGGCTGCCTTTTATATGGACGGCTTCGAGCGTGCCTATAACCAACTCTGCGAGGGGTTCTTTTTTATAGCAGTAGAAAAGAGCGAGCCGCACCTAGTTGCCGTCTATTATTTAACAGCCGAGGACATACAGCGAGGCCGTCAGCAGTACCGCGAGGACATTGAAAAATTTAGCACTTGCTTAAAGTTTGACGAGTGGCAAGGCTATGGCGACGGCGTGCAGGAATTAACACTATTTAACCATGGAAAATAAAACAGAACTAACACAACCAGCGGCCCCGCTTTCACAGTTTGAGCAGGCCCAAAGACAAGCCAAGGCGTTAAGCGCCAGCGACTTGGTCCCACAGCAGTACAAAAACAATGTAGCTAATACATTGGTAGCGCTAGAAATTGCAAACCGAATAGGCGCCAGTCCGCTTATGGTAATGCAGAACCTTAATATAATACATGGGCGGCCTAGTTGGGGCAGTTCGTTTATTATAGCGGCTATAAATGGCTCTGGGAAGTTTACAGCCTTGCGCTTTGTTGGCGACTTGGCCAAAGGTATTAAGGCGGTTTGTCAGGAAAAGGCCACTGGTGAAACTCTAGAGGGTCCAGTAGTAACTATGGACATGGCCAAGGCTGAGGGCTGGCTAGACAAGGCGGGCAGCAAATGGAAAACAATGCCAGAGCTAATGATGCGCTATAGAGCAGCGGCTTTCTTTGGCCGTCTCTACGCCCCCGAAATTACCATGGGAATGCACAGCACCGAGGAGGTTATAGACATACAGCACGAAGAGCCTAAGGCGGTTGCTGCAATTAACGAGGCTATTAAAAAGTAATGCAGTTTAATAACGACTTTGCGTTTGATTTAATTGTGGGGCAAATGGCCGAAAAGGAACTGGCTGCCGTGCTGCAAGACAAACGCATAGAAGTTAAGAGCGACAAGCTAGCGCATAAAACTGGTAATGTATTTGTAGAGTATGAAAGTAGAGGCAAGCGCTCAGGCATTGCAACTACGCAAGCAGACTATTATTGCTTTGAGGTTAAGGGCACCTACATATTAATTAGCGTGCCCCGCCTTAAAATTATAGCGCGTAAGCACATTGGAACATACAAAGACATAAGAGGAGGCGACGAGAATACCAGCAAAGGCATTCTGCTGCCTATTTTAGACTTGCTTAATGCGTAGAAAAGCCGTCACTATTATACGCTTTTAGGTATAATGTGTAATAAAACCGACTAAATTATATGTTTTTGCGTATTATAATACCAGTTACCGCGTCAAGTCGCTGGAATTAATAAGCGTGTAGGTAAAAGAGTTTCCCCATATTTCGGCAGAAATTTCACATATTGCCATAAATTTGTTAAAGTCTTGGGTGCGTTTAAACACCTGACAGCCTTCGCTCCAGCGGTCCACTCTTATAGAGTCTACGCCTGCCTTATGTATGTTAATACCAAACACTCCCCGCTCGGTTCTCTCCTCTTGGTAGACGCCGTCGTTTTTAAAGTCTCTATACACTACCACTGGGCCGCATTGCCTTAGGGCTTTATACTTGCCTTGGTGTAAGCCTAACATGTAGGCGCCTCTATACTGCCCCGCTTTTAGCCGTGCTGTGCCTGCGCCGTTGTCAGTAGTAAACTTATAGGTTAACAATTCCCAGTTGTCTTTAACCTTATAGGCTATAATTATGTCGTCGTCGAAGGCGTTTGTAACTTTAAGGCCAGTGCTAGAATTTCGCACGCCTATTATATTTAGGTTGTAGTCGCCCTCGTCAAACCATTTGTAACCTAGCCCCGTAATAGTCCGCTTTAACTGTGCTATATTATACATGCTTAATTGGTTTTATAGGTGTAGGCTTCCATTGTATATTGAGCCTCCATTTTGTGCCTATTGTAGCAAGGTTTAAGAATTAACCAGCGCCCGCCTAGTGGCTTTGGTGGCGCCCCTCTCTCTACATGCCAGCCGCCCTGCCCGTCGTTATATTCCTCTTTGTAAGACGGTGTCCTAATCATTAAAATGTCCTTAAGTTTTATAGAATTGTGACGGTCCAAGCGCTCTACTGTATAGGTTAACTCTGTGCTTTCGTGTACATGCCCCATCCAAATAGCGTCCGCGCCTTCTACCATTGTTTGCATGCGGTTAAATTGTATTACACCTTTTGTAACTGGTCCGCCACCGCCTGAGCCGTGAAAGTATTTAAGTTTATAGCTCATGTTAACTTCGCTGCTACTGCAATACTGCCATATTACCCAGCCACCATAGCCGCCAACTTGTATAGTGGCCCCAGTAACAGCGTTTAAAGCACTTACAAAGCGCTCTATAACATCCGTTTCACAGTGGCGAAGTATACTAGTCTCGTGGTTGCCATAGCCTATAACCTTAATGTTTTTGGCGTAAGGTTTAAACCATTCTACTGCCGTGTCTATAACCAAGTCTAAATAGCGGCTGCCGTTATGCTCTGGCCTTATGTCGGACTTGCTACGGCGCCCGTCATATTTGCCTTGCATTAAACAAAATAAATCTCCGTTAATAAGTATGTCGTGGCCTCCGTCTACTGCCTCTTGCATATGCTTAGCCAGTAGCTCGCGGTCGCAGTGTGGGTTGTCCCAGTGGCAGTCACTAATTAAAAGCGTTTTGCTTTCTACAAACTTAGAGCGGGTTATATAAACATTGTTAGTTTTCATAATAGCAGGGCGACAATAGTAACCGCCGCTAAAATAGTGCATAGGTTTTTAAAGCGTGTTACCTTTTTGTCTCTGGCCTGCAACTCGTCCAATAACTTAGACTGTATTTTGTCCTGCTCTGCAATTACCGCGCTGTCAATTTTGCGGTATTCACGGCACAGCGCTAACTGCTCGCGAGCCTCAGCGCCTTTTAATAAATAGTAATTACTTGCCGCAAGAGTCGAGGAGTCTGTGCATTGACAATAAGCGGCGGGTTGCTGTGCAGCTAGTGTCACCAGCAAGCACAATATAAAGCGTTTCATATTTAGTATTTAAAATTCGCTGGGTGTCGCGTAATGTTTTGTATTTAAGTTTAACGCGTTCTAGCGTGTCGTGCTGCATTGAAATGCTATTTACATACACATAGCGCTCTCGCTGCTTTCTATTCGTTTTAACGGCAAATAAAAGGGCATAAACTGCAAAGGCTATGCAAGCCAGTAAAAACAAGTCTAACGCAAAGTCTTTAAAGCGTTTCATCTGTAAAGAAGTTAGTAACAAATTTACCAACAGCGCCCGCTATACCGCAGGCCAGCATAAGTTTTGGGTGGTCAATGTTTAAACCAGCAACAAACAAAGAGGCAGCGGCTATGCTGTCACCTAAAACCCGCAAGCGCTTAGGTGTCGGCTCAAAGTAGCTTTTAAACTTTAGCCTTGGCCTCTTGTTGGTTTGCATGACTTATGCTTGTTAATGTGCTTTGTGTGCCGCCTTAGTTTCTTTTTTGGCTTAGGCGCACAAGCTGCCGTAGTGTTTGCCTTTGCCATTACTTGAGGCGGTTAATTTTTTTACTCCAATAAATAATAGCCAACAGGCCCGAAATAATACCAACAAAAGCCAGAGCGAAACTAGCAACAGGTTGCCAAGTTTGCGTAAAATGAATGACAGTCGAGCTGCCAGAAATGGCCGTAGCAATGGCCGCCGTAGTGTCATTGTTAAACTGTTTCATTTATTATAGGTTCTGGTAATTTGCAATACTCGCTCTCTGGGTACTTCGCGCAGAAAGTTTTTAAATAAAGGCTGTCATCCCCCGAAAAAGTATGCACGCCACACGGATTAGGGAAAACCTCAAACGGGGCAAAACTTGCGGGGGGTTCTGAATAGAATAGAATGTCAACCGCCCATTTGTCGCTTTGCTTTGTGCAAACGGGTTTGTCATCTTCCGTTCCCCACTCTAAACAAATAAACCCAATTTCTACAACTGCACAATCTTTCCAAGTTGTCACGGTTTCCCCGCTTGGGGTGGTTGTGGTTTGTTGTATGTCTTTTTGGAGTGTTGCCCATTCGGTAGGGGTGAACTCGTATTTAGAAAATTTCATTGTCTTAAATTGTGGTTAGTGAGGCAAGTTCGGCGTTTGTTAGGCGGGTTTTGAATAGTGCCACTTGATTAATCGGGTTGCCTTGCCCACGAGGTATAGTTTGCTCTGTGCTTAATCCTATTTGTGACATTGGGGGGACTCCCGTTGTGGTGTCTGTTGCTTTTTGTACTCCGTTAACATATAAAACATAATCTCCAGATTTATAAGCAACCGCAATTTTATACCTTCCTATACCGATGCTTGAATCGTTTAACGCTTTTGTACTATACCCACTAACAATAAAATAAAAATTTTTATTTGCATTGTCCCAATAAGCAATGTTACTATAGCTTCCATCAGATAGAAAAATGTCAGCATATCCTTCACTATTGTTTCTATCATAATCCAAGAAAATCACTCCTTCCGTCTGCCCAATCAAACTACTAATACCCGTTTTGAAACAAGCATCTGCCACCCTTGTAGCGCTTGATGATGTGGTGGGGATGTAGGAGGTGGCATAACTTCCCGCTTCCAATTGGTAGCCGTAAAATGTTTGTGAGATTGATGTGTTACCCGCATAGTAAGTACTAGACCCATCGGGCGAACCTCCCCAAATAACATAACGAAACCCTGCTGAAGCGGTAAATGTTACAATTAAACGCAACCAACCATTGCCAAAATCTTCTACTGAACAACTATACCCACTCGAAACATTGATTGCGGTTTTTGTTTGTAAATCAAAATATGCGGCATCGGCAACCCCCTTCACATCAGAGAGAAAAGAAATATACCTCCGCCCCGTTTGTTTTGTAAAAATACTTGCGGTGTATGTTTGTGCAGTTACTGTGGTATATTGGTAGAATCCGTGTCGGTCGTTTACGGTTGTTTCAGTGAACCGCATTGCGTTCTGCGTTCCATCGGGAGAAACATAAACATTTGCGGTCGTTGTGCTTGCATCGACAACATTGGGGGCAGTTGACAAAGCGTTTGAATACTCCGCCAAATTCGTCCTCTGCGGTTCAAGCAACAAACTCGGACATCCCCCGCCCCCATTTTGGTAAGTTAGGCGTGGTACATTTAAGCGGTCGGTAGTGGGGAAATAGGGCTTGGCGGTGCTTCCGATGTTTATTTGTGCGCCCCAAACAAATAACCCATTTACCCCGTTGCCCGTGAATGATTCGCCCCTTGTTGCAGTTCCCGTTGTTACAATTCCATAACGAAAAACAAAATTCCCGCTTGGGGTTGTCTTGGTTGCCGTACACCTATACCATCCGTTTCCAACATTTTCCATTGTTGCAGTATATGTGTCAACTGTTGCAACCGCTCCCGTTGTTAAATTGAAATTCGCAAAATCGGTAGTAAGAGAATCAAAGATTTGTAAAAAAGTATATTCCGATGCCTTTGCGTAAATGCTAATTGTAAAAACTCCCGCCACAAGTGATTGAGTTTGTGCAACGCAATGGAAACCCGCGTTTGCACTTGCAATCATTTTATCTGCGGTGCTTGTTCCGTTCGGCGCGGTTGTAGCGTTTGCCGAAATTGTAACTTGTCCGTCTGTTGTTTTAACCCAAGCGACATTGTCAAAAGTTTCCGATTGCTCTGCCATATTCCACGGGCAAACCTCAACCAATCCCGCCGAATTTACTCGCGTTCCGTTGGATGCACGGGTGAAACTTAAATCGCCCGAACCGTCGGTGGGGATTTGAGAATATACAACATCCTCTTTGTATCCGCTTGGTATTAAAACCAATGACGCGGAATTCAATAAGTCGCTCATTTTTTATAAGTTGTTAAGTTTTCGAAGTAAGCAGCCGATGCCTTCGTAATAGCCACCGTCTGCAGTTACACGCGCTTTATACAACTTAACCAGAGCCCAGCCCTGACCTTTATAAGCTGCACCTCGCGTGCCAATTCCGAGGTTTTGAGTTACTAGCATTTTTTAATAACCGATTACAGAGCCGCTGCTAATTACAAAGCCAGTAATTTTATTACCCTTGCCTGCTGGTAAGTATGCCCCCTGCTGAAAAGTAACTCCCGACATTCCGCGTGCGCTCAGCACATTGGTGGCGGTGCCATTCTCTTGAGTAACTGTAAAGGAAGTAAAAACGGTGTCCTCTTGTGGAACTACCGCGTCGTAACTTACACTGGTAACGGTTGCAGCCGCGTGGTATTTAAACCCCTGCGAGCCTGCTATAATGTCTGCGCTTGCTTGTGCCATAGTGCCTGCAATTTACAAACACATTAAACGCAAGTCGTTAACA